AAGGCATTTCAGATGAAGAGTTTATGAAAATGACAGATCGAATGGGAGACGAAGCGCTTGCTTCCTTACCACCAAGTATGCGCGCACAATTCAAATAAATAATTTTTACAATTACAAGGATCTCAACAATGAAAATTACAAAAACAAGACTTAAACAGATTATTAAAGAAGAACTTGAAGATGAACTTAACGAAGGGGTGTTTGGAGATGTAATTGGCATTCTTTTTCCTGATGCCGATGCATTGGAAAAACGTAGAATGATAAGCAGTATGAGCAATGAAGAAATTGCTGACATGCTCGCTAAGGCTCGCGAGAGAGAGGAGCGCGAATATGAACGAAAAGCTGGCATACTATCACCAGGAGCAGAAGTTCCAGGAGAAAAAGAAGAAAGAGATGACAGACGCGACCGTGAGGAGTTAGCTGCGATGAGAGCAGATAACGAGCGCCGCATTGCTGCGCGAATTGCCAGGGCAAAAGCTGAAGGTGACAAGAAAACTGCTGATCGCTTACGCTCCGCACAAGCTGAAAAAGATAGAAAGGCTCGCAAGGCACAAAGAAGAGTTTCAATGGGTGTGGAAACAGACGCAGATCGCAGACTACTTCGATCGCTTGGTTTGCAGCAAGAGATTTTACAGAGAGTTTTGGAGATGATTAAGTGAAAATTACAAAATCTAAACTTAAGCAGATTATTAAAGAAGAATTAGAATCAATTATTGAAGATGGTCATGTTGATGCTCCATCTGCAAAAAGAAAATTAATGACTGCAATTGAAGATTGCACTCAAATTTTATCTGCTTTAGATCAAGTTCCTGATACTGAATCGTTGCCAAGTTGGTGGATGGATAAAGTTACTTTATCAGCAAATTACCTCAACAAAGCTAGAGATTATTTATTGTACCCAACTCAAATGCAAGAATCACGCAATCCATTTGGCGCTCGTTACGAGCCTGGAGGCGAGCCTGAGATTTTAGACCCAAACAGACCAAGACCAGATTCAAGTAAATATGGAAGTGCAGCGACCCCTGAAGAAATGGCTGCATACAAAAAACGACAAGCTGAAAGAGATCCGGATAGAGAATATGTTGACATGATTAAGACGATTATGAGAGATCTACCCGGTATGAGAGTATCCGCAATCCCTGGCGACGAAAGGCAGAATAGACTCTTAGATATGGCAGAAAGGGAATTTGCATCGGAGCAACGATGAGTTGGTCGCTTATCAAACTGCAATTGTCAAAGTTTTGGCTTTGGTTAAAAAAGAATTGGAAAGTTGCTAGCATTGTCGTATTGTCTTTTGTTGTTGTAATTTTACTAAGAAGAGACAAGAAGATGGTAACTCAATCTTTGAAAGTTGCTCAAGAAAGTTATAAAAATCAAATCGACGCATTAAACGAAAGCTACGAAAAAGAAGAGCAGCGCCGTGCAGAAGCCGATGAAAAATACAGAAATGCAGTTGACAAAATACAAAAAGATTATTTGAAAGACAGAAGAAGATTGTCATCTGAAGAAAAGAAAAGATTAAAAGAATTGTTAGAGGCTTCCGCAGAAGATCTTGATGCTTTAATCGAACAGGAGTTTGATTTTGAAAAAGTATAATGAACTTAAGCGTTGGCTTAATTCCAGGGGCCTAACAGCTACAGATGTTATAAAATTATCTGCAATATTTGTTATGTCAGTTGGATTTATCGGCGTCATGCTTTATGCAGGAATAGCTGCTTTATTCCTATAAAATTATTAAAATTAATGTTATAATTTGTTTGAGGTACAAATGAAAAACTTAGTATTACTAATTGGTTTGTGTATGCCAATCACAACGTATGCTGATGCACAATTCACAGATCTACAAGAAGGTGAGCCCGCCCCATTTGATGGAAAGCTATTTAATTACGAGGCTGTTTCTGAGTTGATTGTAAATAGAGAAACTGCCGAAGAGGAGTGCGAACTAGAGACACAATATCAACTTGACTTGCAAGCAGCACAACACCAGCTTGAAATTGATCGTTTTCAAATTCAATATGATGGATTACAAGAAAGATACGATGCTATGAATTTATTGAAAGATGGTGAAATCACACGACTTCAGGACTTAATTGGAAAGCATCCTAATCGTCGTAACGTTTGGATGTTTGCTGGCGGTGTTGTTGCGGGAATTGGTACATCTATCGCGATTATGTATGCAACTGCAGAACTAACGGATTAGGAGAAGCTATGACTTTTGCTGTACCGGTTAGCGAAAAGACCCCACAAAGCGTCTTAAAAGAGCAGATTGATATGGGCGCAAGATTGATGTTAACAATTCCGTTTGGATCAAGCGTTGAAAAAATGGAAGGCTTTATTTCAATAATGGGTGCGAAAGATGTCCATGATCCTGTTGTAACTTTTTGTATTGGAAAGCCAACTGGCGGTTGTATTTTATCAACGATTGTATTTGATAATCTAAAAACATATTCTACTTTTATTGAAAAACTGCACAATGATAGGTATATGAATTTTGCATCGCTTGACGAGAGCGAAACAGTAAATTAAATGAAAAAAGATCCTGATAAAATTGCTGCTATAGAAAAGGCCATGGCAAAGAAGTATGGCATTGAATCTGTACAGAATCCAAAAGCTAATTGGAATGAGGATAAAGAAAAAGAATATATAGAGCAGTTGAAAAAATTTGATGAGAAGCACTATCGAGCATCGTTAACTTCTGATAAAGTTGAAGTTAATGGTGTTTTTGTTTCAAAAAAACTACTTAATAGAGAGTCTATTGATTGGAATCGTACTTGTTCTGTCTGTGAGAAACACACAATAGAAAAACAAGATGACATTTATTTTTTAAAGTTTGATTGTTGCAACTTGTGTTATATCAAATATATCGAAGACAGAGAAGAACGATGGTCGTCAGGATGGAGACCAGATTTAGGAGAAAATAAAACAGATGGCAACAACACTTGAAATCATTAGAGGACTATCGCAAGCAGCAGCTAACGCTTATGATGGTGGTCATTTAGAAAACTTAAGCCACGATGGTGAAGCTAGAGCTATTGGGCTTAAAAGAGAGGAAGGCAATCCTATTAATGATTCTCGGATCATGGATGGTTTTGGCGTTAGATTTATGGGCAATCAACTTTGTATTACTTACCAATCAGACGTACAGTTAAAAGAAGTTTATGCAAATGGATTTGAATCAGAAGTTGAGAGCATGATTGAGAAAGTAAAAACCTTTCTTCAAAAAGAATATAAAAAAGTAACAGGAGAAAGCATCTCTTTATCTAAAGACCCCGATAGCGAGGTAGAAGTTATTGTGCAAAATACATCTAGAGTGCGCACGTTTGTTCAGGCAAAAAGGCTCTATAACATTGGTGGCTTAGGGGATGTTAAACAGGTTGTCGAAGATGCTGAAAACCCTGCGCAGCGAGATGCAAGTTTTAAAAGCTTTTTAGATCAAGGTGGTTTTGGCAAGCGCGCGCCAAACGATAATCGCAAGAAAGCGGAATGAAATGTCGTATCAATTATCGAAGAAACAGATAATAAAAGAAATTATTGCTTGCGGAAAAGACCCAATTTATTTTTTAAATAATTACGCAAGAATTTCTCACCCACTACACGGCAGCATTCCTTTTAAAACTTACGATTTTCAAACTCAATTACTAAAAGATTTTAATGATTATCGTTTCAATGTTATACTAAAAGCCCGGCAGTTAGGTATTTCAACCATTACTGCTGGCTATGTTGTTTGGATGATGTTGTTTCATAAAGATAAAAATATTCTTGTTATGGCAACTAAATTTGGAACCGCTGCAAACTTGGTCAAAAAAGTTAAAGCGATTATGAAAAATTTGCCAGATTGGTTAACAATTGCAAGTATTGAAATAGACAATAGAACTTCTTTCGAATTAACTAATGGCTCACAAATTAAAGCCTCTTCAACGTCTGCCGACGCCGGTCGATCAGAAGCCCTATCTCTGCTGGTGCTAGATGAGGCTGCACATATCGATGGCTTAGATGATTTGTGGACCGGTCTATATCCCACACTATCTACTGGTGGTCGTTGCATTGCATTGTCAACCCCAAATGGTGTTGGAAACTGGTTTCATAAAACATACACAGAAGCAGAACAAAGTGCAAACGATTTTTATCCAACAAAGCTTCCATGGGATATACACCCCGATCGTAATTTAGAGTGGTTTGAAAAAGAAACGCGAAACATGTCCCGTAGACAAATTGCACAAGAGCTTGAGTGCAATTTCAATACTTCTGGCGACACTGTAATACATCCAGACGATATTAAAAGAATTATTGATTATGCAAAAGAGCCGAGACATAAAACAGCTTTTGATAGAAATTTTTGGATTTGGGAGGAACACGATTCATCTAGTACATATTTGATGGTGGCTGATGTTGCACGCGGTGATGGAAAAGATTATTCTGTTTTTCACATCATTAAACTAGAGACAATGGAAGTCATTGCAGAATATCAAGGCAAATTAGCGCCAGATCTTTTTGCCAACATGTTAAACGAAATCGGCAGAGAATATGGTGGCTGTATGCTAGTTGTTGAAAACAATAGTATAGGGCACACCGTATTATCAAAACTATCTGACTTAAACTATCCCAACATTTATCATTCTATTAAGGCAACTCATGAATATATTGACCAGTATCAGGCTGAAAGTTTGAGCAGTGCGGTGCCGGGTTTTACAAATTCAATGAAAACACGTCCGTTAATAGTTGCAAAACTTGAAGAATTCATAAGAAATAAACTAATTACGATATATTCAAACAGATTAGCAAATGAATTAAAGACTTTTATTTGGCACAATGGCCGACCACAAGCAATGCGCAGCTACAATGACGATTTAGTTATGGCACTTGCAATAGCTTGTTGGATCCGCGATACCGCCCTTCAAGTCAATCAAAGAGATTTAGAATACAATAAGGCATTTATAAGTTCGATGGTTTACACAGGCAAAACTTTCAATACAGCGATACCAGGAATGCACAGCTATGATAAAAATAGTTCTTTGAGAGACAAAGCTAGTAAAGCCAGCAAGCAACAAAAAGAATTTATTTGGCTGTTAAAGGGATAAACTATGGCACGAAAAGATAAAAATCCAAGAAATCCAGAATCTCAATTATTCAAAAGATTGACTAGATTGTTTTCTGGGCCAATTGTAAATTATAGAACTGAAACAGGCCGCAGAATTCGCAGACAGCACTTAGATAAATATTCGTCAAAGTTTAGAAGTGCTAGCGGTCAACAATTTAAGAAAAGCGTATACAATCCAATGGACACATTGGCTGCAAATGCTATTTCTAATCAAAGAAGATCTGAAAGATATGTTGATTTTGATCAAATGGAATACACGCCAGAAATTGCATCAACACTTGATATCTACGCTGATGAAATGACTACATCATCTGAGCTACAACCCATGCTTAGAATAAAGTGCCCTAATGAAGAAATCAAAGCTGTCTTGGGCACGTTGTACAAAAACATTCTCAACACTGAGGCAAATCTTTTTGGTTGGTGTAGGACGATGTGTAAGTATGGAGATTTTGTTTTATATTTAGATATTGATGAAGATATGGGAATTAAAACTGTTATTCCAATTCCGCCACATGAAATAGAAAGGCTTGAAGGTGAAGATAAAACAAATCCAAATTATATTCAATATCAGTGGAACTCTGCCGGTTTAACTTTTGAAAATTGGCAGATAGCACACTTTCGCATTTTAGGTAACGATAAGTACGCACCATATGGCAGCTCCGTACTTGAGCCAGCTCGCCGCATTTGGAGACAATTGACATTGATGGAAGATGCGATGATGGCTTACCGAGTTGTTAGATCTTCAGAGCGCCGTGTGTTTTATATTGATGTTGGTTCGATTGCACCACAAGACGTTGAACAATATATGCAAAAAGTTGTTACACAAATGAAACGCAACCAAGTCCTTGATCCAGATACTGGTCGTGTCGATTTGCGCTATAACCCACTTAGTATCGAAGAGGATTATTTTATTCCAACACGTGCAGGCCAATCTTCAAAGATTGAGAATCTTGGCGCTGGCGCTAACACAACGGCTATTGAAGATGTAAAATACCTCAGAGACAAATTGTTTGCTGCGCTTAAAGTACCGCAATCTTATTTGTCCCGAGGCGAGGGTGCCGAGGAAGACAAGACAACATTGGCACAAAAAGATGTTAGATTCGCTAGAACCATTCAAAGATTGCAAAGAGTTGTAATATCTGAATTAGAAAAAATTGGAATCATTCACCTCTATACACTTGGATTTAGAAATGATGATTTGTTAAGTTTTAAATTATCTCTTAGCAACCCGTCAAAAATTGCCGAGCTTCAAGAGTTGGAGCATTGGAAAACAAAATTTGACACGGCTGCAGCAGCTACCGAAGGATTTTTTAGTCGTCGCTGGGTTGCTGAACATGTATTCAATTTGTCAGAGGAAGAGTTTCTTCGCAATCAACGTGAAATGTTTTACGATAGAAAAATGGACGCGTCCCTTGAAGCAGCCGCAGCTGCACCTGCCGCCGGCGGTGATGCTCTCGGCGGTGACTTAGGA